CGTTCCTATACTAGCTACAGTAAAGAATCTTACCTTGGTACCCGGCATAATATAAGAATACTTTTCAGGTAACTTATTTGATTGACCGTGCATAGGGTTGATGTTCTGGGCTAATACCTTCGTGTCATACAACTTAACTTTCGTGTGAAGGTTAACTTGCTGTTGCTCAATTAGTTTAAGCTCACCGCTATTTACTAATTGTCTAACTGATGGGTGCATAATGTCGTCTACGTATTGACCGTTCATTACAAACGCCAACACTTCGTCAACACCATGTTCCTTCTTAAACCTCTGGATATTAGACCAGAAAGCCTTGTTTACTTTTGCTCCTATTTGGAGACTTGTGATTATTGTTTTCATGCTGTGTTTGTTTTAAGTTAATAATATACTAATTCATATATAGTATATCATGCTAGCCAGCAATCGGCAATTCTGAGGTATCCATAGCAGACTCATCGTTATACTCAGGCTGTCCTGTCTTAGTTGCAATAACTGTAGACGTAGTAACAAGTAGTCCAGCAAGGGTACATGCGTGCTCTATGGCAGAACGTACTGTCTTAGCGGAGTCTATAACACCTGTAGTGTCTAGCTCGTCCTCGTCAGTAAGTCCCATATTAGCTTTAATAATCTTGTAAGGTTTAGATAATATTCCCCAGAGAATATAGTTAGGTCCAAGCTGAGCTTCAATCTTAGCTAAGCATTTACCTCCACCTTCTACGACCCCTTCCTCAAGTGCACCGGCTACTGCATTGACAGCATCCTCATACTTGTGTCGTAAGTAATTCGTATCTGAATAAGTTTGTGAACCAACTTTAATAGTAACAAGAGCTTGACGTAAACGATTTACTCTACTCTGGTTATCTTCAATCTCATTAATGAATGCTTCAATTTCTTTTTCTCTACGTTTGTTCTCAATAATAATCTTCGTTGCACGGAGAGTAATTTGTTCTACTGGTTTACTACCTAATGATACATCGAAGTTGTCAATGTAAGTAGGTGTTGCTCCTGTATATACACAAATCTCTTCACCTGTTTCAACTCGTTTATATTGTGAACGTTTAGCAAGGTGAATATCTTTACTAAACTTATTAAGTAATGCCAATGATGCTTTCATTATCTCTTCTGAGAATCCGTCAGCAAACATTACAATAGGTTGGTCTTGATACTCAGCGTCAATAACTTTAAGTATCTCTATAAATTTATCAACGTCATCAATTACTTCCTGGAACACATATACAATAGGTTCCTTAATAACTGATTCCATTTTAGATTTATCTCTTGCTAGATACTGAGAAGCATATCCACCTAGGGTTGTATAACCTTCAGTCTCTTCTACTTCTACAGTGTTTGATTCCTTATTGAAAGCAATCTTAATGTCAACATCAGAGCCATACTTGGTGTAAATATCAGCAATGATTTTAGCGTGTTGTTCATTCTCCATTGATACGTTTGCGACATCAACAAGAGAGAAGTCCATACTTGCTTTCTCTTTAATAAGAGCAACAACTTCTTCCTTCTCCTGTTCTATACGTCGTTTAAGTTTCATTGGTAGCTCACCATCATTTTGAATCTTAAGAGCCTTGTGAGCAAGGTGTCTTGTTAAACAAGTAGTGGTAGTTGTACCATCTCCGGCATCCTTATCCTCCTCTGATACAGTGTCAACCATAAGCTGTGCACCAATACGTTCAACCTCATTAAGAGATTCATCGTTAAGTGCTTGCTTGGCTACACGAATACCATCGTTAGTAACGATAGCTTTGTAGAAGGTTTGTTCTACTACTACGTTCTGTCCTCCTGGTCCCAGTGTTGGTTCAACAACATCTGCTACAGCATCAATCCCACGAATTAATGAAGCTCTTGCTTCATCTCCTTTTTTAATTATTTTCTTTAACTTAGTATCCATATTATTTATTCTTAGTGAATGTTAATGATGTCGATTCCTCGTACGACCCGTCCCCTATCTGTTCAGATTTTAACTTCAGATTTTTTATATTGCTTTTAAGTTCTTCTTCTTCAGATAGTACATGTTCTGGGTAAACATACTTACGTCTTTTACTAAGAGAAAATTTACCTGATTCAATCTCAACCTTATCACCAGCTTCATTGCCTGTATATTTACCAACGATATCTAGTACCTGTTCCTTAAGAACATTTACTATTTCCTTGGCATCAGACTCAGCTCGCTTAGCACTTGCGTACTCGTTTAGAATTTGTTTTTCCTGTTGTGTCATAAATAGTTATATCTCTTACTAGCTTATCAAACTTACCATACTTCCAATCATATAGTTTACACATTGATTTAAAAGCGGTATAGTTTTTAGCTATGTTTTTTACTTCATAAATTTCATAGCTATCTTTCTCCTTAGATAGATGTGCTATGAACGCACCAACCTTCCGACCAATCATATGCTCTAGAAATTTAGCATATGCTGAAGCTTGTAATGCGTAGTCATCATTCATTTGATTAGATGTTTTCCAATCTAGAATATATAGGTCACCAGAATCTTTGAATTCAAATACGAAATCAATAGTTCCTGCTGAATACCTATCGTCACCTACACGAATCTCTGCGAACAGAGGTGTAATTTTATCTTCCATTTTACGTAACCACTTCTCTGCACTACGTGCTGAAGCATAAACCCTTGGGTCTGTTACGTCTTTATACTCCTTGAGTTCCTCATCGAAGATTGTTTTCTTCTCTATGAAGTGGGTGATATCACTAGGAAGTTTACCAGTCTTAATCCATTCAAGAGTATAACTCTCAATAGCTTCATGTGCCGGAGTACCGACATTATCACTTGAGTCACGAAGTATAACCTTACGTGCTTCAATAGCATTTGCTAAATAGATATTTCTGTTGGATGGTTTGATAGAAGAAAACCCTTCTCTTTCTAAATACTCGAAAGCTACCTTAGCTGAGTAGTCATAAAGGAAAGGTTTCTCCATAATGTTTTTGGTAGTAACGGAAGCTTGACGCTTCCCTGACTCAAACTCATACAAGTGAAAGTCTTCATTACCAACAAACTTAATCTTCCCTATAACGTTATCCCAAATCAGTTCTTTGTTTGATTTAGGTTTCATAGATTAGAATGGTTGTTCATCGTTATCTTCCACTTCTGTTTCAAGAACATCTTCTACCTGAGCAGGAGTGCTTGCAACTTTTGGAATGATATCTGATTTAATAAATGCTACTAGGAACTCAGCTTTGTCTTCAAAGAAACGTCGCCATTTTTTAGAATCAAATCCTTCTCCTGTAGTTTCAGGAATACCATTGATTGATTTCTTAGCTACTGAATCATAGAAGTATGATGTAACTTTTTCTCCATCTTGTTCAATAGAAATTCCTTTTCGTCGTTTACCTTTTTCATCTTCGAAGTCATATCCTCGAATGTTCATAGGTTTTGTAAGGTCTACATTACCAATCTTTTCCATGAAGTCCATACCGAATGATGATTCAGATTTGAACTGTAGGCAAAAATCCATTCCTCCAATAGTAACGTCTGCGTTTACAGACTCACCAAAGTTTCCGTTGTATACATTAAGGTCTTTAATTAATACATCTTTAAGTAATGATTTGTGAATTTCTGTTTTAGATTTTGTAATCTTTTCTCCGTTGTCACCGTCGACTTCGTATGTACGAGTCTTAGCACCTTTAGTTCCTGGCTCTACTTGTAGCCGGAAGGTACCACCCTTACCGATAGTCATGTATAATTTACGTTCGTCTGCACCACCTAGGGCGTTAATTGCGTCTTGCATAATATAATTAGTTTTACTTTTTTAAATAATTAATCTATACCAAGTATAGATACTGCTGTGATTAGCAGTCGCCTGCACACAATAAAGTACTTAACTATAGTCGATTCAGGTTATTCGCCAGTAAGCTCCATGTCTAGGTTTGACGTATGTTTACTATTGGTCCATTTAGACTATTCAAGTTGTTTTCCTATTAATCCACCTCCCTGGAAAAATTGATTTGTGCAGGTGACTAACAACCACATTGTTAGTTACCCTTCACAAGAGATACAAACATTTAAGTTATCCTGAGAGGATGACTTACCTGCTGGTGCTTCACTTGTAAATGGGTCTTCGTCGATAACAGCTTCAACTACAGAGTCATTCTCTGTTGTGGGTCTTTCGAGGTTACTGTCGACTTCGTTTATACTCTCCTTAACCTTTTTTGAGTTCTGAATTTCTATATCTTCATTGATAAGTTTAAGGTATTCAGTATCACCTGTGTAGTCAAAGCTGGTCTTACCAGTTCTTTCTACTATACGTTTTTTTCTTTCACTAAATTCTTTTACGTATTCATCATGTGTTTTGAAATCATCCATTGGCACATTCATAACATCTCCAACCCTTGAATTCTTTAGAGGAATATAATGCATCGCATTTCTTGTTACACTTAGAACACTTGTATTTAGTTTCCGAGTCCAACTCCTTTCCATTCTTCTTGGGCATCGTTTGTTTCGTTATTAATTTCCGGATAATCATCTGGACTATAATCTATTTTATTTTGATGTCGATTATATCCACCACCATCATCACCACTTACATCTAGGACTGTATCCACCATTGGGATATCTAACATTCTGGAGATTAATGAAGCATCGTTAGGTGCAACATACCAAAAGTCTTTTCCACTGGCTGATATACGCTCAGTAATACCATGTGCGTTGAGGTCTGATAACCACAGTTTAACAGATTCTGTCTGAATATTCAAGAGGTGAGCCACTGATTTAGTGGTTGCTTCTTTATATTTAAACAATGTATATAATACATCCCTCTTCTGTTTAGGAATACTATTAAGTAAGAATTTATATAACAACTGCTCTTCTTCTTTGTCCATCTCTTCACGTCCATTCATGTGGGCAATAGCCATAAACATTTGACCAAGCCTATAGACCTGAGAGTAGATACGAGCAGGTAGCTCTTTGAAGTGAACAACTGTAATGTTCCCATGAAAATCACGAGACACTGGTGTACGTGCACGAGAGACAAACTCTGCAAGGTCTACAAGATTCTTATCTATCCTATCATTAATCATAGGTAGTTCATCTGGTAGCTTTTCAAGTATCTCTTCAACTGCTTCACGTGCCATGTCTTGTAATTCTAATCGCTTAGATTTAATGTCATTCATATTCTTTCTTGCGAAGTGTAGGAACTCTTTACGTCCCTTGTTTGACAACTCATCCAGCTCATACATAATAAACCGAGGACCCATACTGTCAATCTCTTTTTGTTTTTCATAGTAACTTGACGTTGACCCAGCAATGAAGTTTAATTTACCACGCCAGGATAATGATAGTCCAGTTCCTGTTTCCTTGGTAAGCTCACCATCGTATACCTCACGAATCTGAGCAAGGATATCTCTACGGTTATCATCTCTCATTGAGATAATAGTCGTGAAGTCCTTCATTAATATAACACCATTCCTTCCAAGTCTTGTCAAAAGGCTTGGGTCTTTTCCGTCTTTAGTTTTCTTTGCACCAGACAATAATGTGTTAGGTGTTAACATAGAAATTTGATGACAGTATTTAATATCCCCTAGAATATTAATCGCTTCAGACTTACCTGAACCTGAACCACCAATAAGCATAAGCCATATTGGGTCTCCGGCTGTATAGGCTGAAGCACTGATTGCAATAAGAGCACGAATGTAAGTAACACTCCCTTCGATATAATAGATTTCTTTAAATCTTTTTTCAAGTTCTTTGATTTTATTCATGAGTTTGTGTAAGTTCTCTTACTGCTGTGACAAAGTCACAATTATTAATCTTTTGATACACGTCAATCGCACTGTGTACGCTACCACACTGACCAAAACATTTTACAAAATTCTTTTCTTTGTGATAGGAAAGGCTTGGTGTATCTTCACTATGCCATAAGCACAACGCTTTATTACCCCTGTCAAATTCCATAATAGAATCAATAGGAACATCGTTTGCTCTTTCAATAAGTTCTGGTTCGACCCAACCATTACCTTTATTGCGACCACTTGGTCTTGGCGTTAGAGGTCTGCATGTTACCTTGAGTTGTTCTACCTGCCATTGTTTGAATCCAGGTTTAATACACATAGCTCTTTGCATTTCTTTTTCTTTTTTAAATTCATTGGCACTCTTCCAGTTCTTGTCATACCAATCAATAACCTCTTGTCTTTCTATTTCGATTTGTTTCTCAAGCTTTTTAATTTCCTCTTGAAACAATTCATATATTTCTTTTTGAATACTTGGACACTCCTTAATTACTTTTAGATTTTCTCTGCGTAGTGTTGTATCCTTTCTGAAATCACGAGCATGTCTACCAAGGTACTGACCTTTGACAACCTGTCCGTCTTCAGTTATTAGATAGTCGATTGCTGTGTTCATATCTTTAGGATAGCATTATTTCTAGTAATTTACAAATTAGCTTATTTCTTTCTTAAAACTAAACGCTTAAATCCAAATAGATTGAATCCATATTTAAGTGCGTTGTCTTTATAATAAACAAACCAAAGATTATTTAACAACATGATTCTTATTGTTGCATTTTTGTATTCGTGTTTCATATTATTCAACCACCTCGATATAGGCAGGGCAAATTACACGAGTAAATTCATCATAGTCACCCTCAACACCATAGCCACCTGCATCAGTAATGTCTTCTAATTGTGATTCAATATCTCCGTTGATATCAAACTCATCAATCTCTGTTTCTTCGCAACAAAAAGTATAATCATAACCGTCAATGTTTGATTCAACTCCTTGCTTGTGTAGCTCTACACATTCTTCTAATGTTTTAAATTTGTATTTAATCATAATTCTAAATTCTTTTTAAATCGTATAATTCACCTATCTCAATCGCTCTATCTTCATGGAGTGATTTTGTATCAGTGTTGCTTTTTTCGTAAACATAGTCATCAATAGGGACCATAACAAACTCACTATTTCCCCTTTCTTCTGACCTATATTTAATAACAATGTAACCCTCAGAAATTTTAATAAACGAGGAATCGTATGGGTACCGAGTGAACCCAACATCAGGATATTTGTGATGCCTCCCGATGTCACGGTCAACAAGTAACCCTTGGATTTGGTGGTCCTTGACTGCGTTCCAGTTAAGTCTTTTATTTTTTGTTTGTTTAAGTTCGTATCCATATGATTTCTTCTTCCCCTTACATAAGGCGTTAACCCATTTTCCAAATTGTGTTTGGAATTTTTGTTCTATTTTTTTCATAACTCTACCTCACCTACCTCACAACCTTGGTCAATACAAAAGTATCTTACCTTGTCTATGTCCCTAATAGATGCGTAGCTGATTGCATCTAAAACAGACCTACATTCAGGACATCTTTTTTTATAACTTATAATTTTCATATTACTTCTTCTTAGCTTTTTTCTTACGACCCCCTTCTCCCGCTCGACCTCGGTTGGTTGCTGATTTAACAAATTTCTTTACAGCATGGTCATAATCTTTTCCTTTAATGTTCTGACCTTTCTTCTTTGCTTCACGACGTTTCTTATTCGCTTCAGCACGCTTCTTCTTTTGTTTAGGTCTAGCGTTTATTTTCTTATCCGTCTTGGCTTTCTTTTTTCTAGCCTCAGGATTCTTTCTATAGTATTCTGCTGATTTACTCGCCATAATTGTGTTCACTTAGTTTTTTGATAAAGTAATCATCTTCTTGATAGAAAATATCAATTCCAACAGAACTTAATTCTGTGAACTTTCCATCGTGATAATGTTGAATATTAACATTTGTTTCTGTGTCTCTGTTAACATTATAGATATGCTGAGCAATACGCATACCAGGTGGAACACCTAGTGCGTCTCTGATTTGTTGTTTGTGTAATTCCATAATTTATGATTTGGTTAAAAATATTCTGCCAATAACGAACCCGACTGTGAACGCACTGAACATCCAGGGTGCTAGTATAAACCACATACTATTTGTTTGCCTGGTAAAAGGTTCCTACAAAGAACCCTACTACTAATCCGAAGATGATACATAGAACCCAAGAGAGCCATCCCTCCCAGTTCATTTCCCAATAAATACTATTCATCTTCTTCACAGAATAAACCTAGAGCAAGAGGGTAGTCAGGTCCCTTCCACCAAGCTTCTGCTTTTTTTGCATCTTCTTCTGTGAACTCTCGTCCACATGTATGGTTCTTTGTTTTTGAACCACACCATGTTTTATCTTTATAGCAAATCATACTTTAATTGGGTCATTAAATTCTTGTAAATTTTCATCTCCTCCTGAGCACTCCTCGCAGGCAACGCATGATAGTGAGTGCTCGCTACGATATTGAATCCATAGTCGCTTAAGCTGACTTAAGTCTTGAGCAACAATAGTATGGTCTACATATTTAGTATCAATACCAGCTTCTGATTTATGAGCAGTCATTGATACAGCCTGCTCATACATTACATCATCAATGGGGTTATCTGTTATCCGTACTGTTTTAATAATCTCTCCACCATATCGTTTGATTGCTTTAGCTTCATTATCAAACCTTACATCAGGTATTATATATGAACCATCTTTTTCAAGCGAATGTAGGAGTGTATCTATCCACACGTTATCCCCAATTTGTTCTCTACCAAATTCAGTACCTAGTTTTTGTAAGAACTCTCGTGGTGAAAAATATCTTTCTTCAAATTGTTTAATAAATTTCATAAACTTATGTCCGTTCTCTGCAACCTCTCCTGGATTAGATACTCCATAAGATAGAACCTTAACTAACATTGGTGCGAAGAAAGGGTTTGACGTGTCTAGTATTAGACACTCAGCTTCCTTGTGTTTTTCGTAGTCAAATGGTCCCTGAATTTCTTCATCATAACCATAATTAGTTATGTCATACATAATCTGTCGCATAGGGTCTGCGAATGATATTCTTTTGTAATCTTCTGAGCTGTAGTCCTGGATGATAGTGGCTAGACTATCTTTACCTGAACGTTTCACCCCTGTTATTCCTATTAGTTTCATAGTGGTTATTTTTTAATTAATAATCTTCGTCTCCTTCCCAGCATTCACAATGCCCGTCTGCATAGTCTGAGCAACACCCTTCGCAACATTCGTCACAACAAGGACAGCAATAACATTCATCTTCGTTCATATTAAATATATTTATTATTAGAATTCTACTCCATCTCCACAGTCAATAACTTCCAATCCATTCTCTCTCCACATTCGGATAACAGATGGTCGGTCATCATATACCTTTTCGATATCGTAGTCTTTAAGTACTTGTAATAAGAAGTCTTTCTTGACCTCAGTGTCAGGACGTTTATCTCCTGCTTGACGCATTAACAATGCTGAGTAACCAAAGTTAATGTGTTTGTATAACCAGTCTTCAGTAGCTTGTCGTGACTCATCTGAGCGACCTGATACAAAGATAATAGTTTTACCTGCCTCTTCCTCTTTTTGAACCATATCAATTACTTCTTGGATAGGTCCATCTTTAGCAATAGATTCAGATGAATAGAAATTTCTATAATCTTCTTCTGTTGCGTTTTCTTTTTGGATGTGGTGTAATCTGTGTTGTAAATCTGCAATAGTACCATCAAGGTCACAAATAATAATTGGTTTCCAGTGTCCGTCAATCATTTTGTATTGAGTCGCCATTCGGTGAATAGCTGACTGAGGCACTTTTAATCCACGAGCCCAGTTACGCTCAAGACATTCCTTAAATGATACTTTGAATCTTCGTTTTGAAAATGTAATAGGTTTTTCATCAGGTTCAAGAACTTGATTCATTGAATCAACTAAACCTTTCCAAGTATCGTGATGTCTTTGACCAAGATTTGTATCATCAACTATTACGTTTTTACCTATAGCAAGTAAGTACTCCGCAAGGTCCTGTTCCGCCCCGAATGTAACCTTCTCATTTGCATAAGTAAACTTATCAGCATGTAGCATTGTTCTGATTAGGTCTTTATTAACTCTGACCCATCCTCCTCCTGAGTTCTTTACCAAGTCTTCTGCATATGTGGATTTACCTGACGCTGGAAGTCCTGATAGCATTAGTAGTTTAGACATATTATTTTTTAATATTTTTTAAAATCTTAATAAGAATCTCAACATCAGCTATATCACATAGTTTGATATACATATCTTCAGCACGATTCATAGCCCACAATGTATTATCTGAGTAGTCAAGCTCTAATCTGTTGTCGTCATCGGTTAATTGCCAAACCGTTTTCATTTTTGTAAAATTACTCATATTATTCTCCTTGAGGTAAATTAGCAACGCTAATATCACCAGTTAAAATTTCTTGATAAATTGATTTTGCTTTCTTATCGCAAATTCGTTTGAAGTTTTTAAAGTTAAAGATTAATCCTGAACTTGCTAACTCCTTAGCCATAGCATGACCTTCTTCTGTCATTACATCGTGAAACACTGAATCCATTACTCGTGGGATATGTCTCATCTCAAGACCTCTTGTTCCCTCTAATAGCCGTCGGTTTTTTCTGTTGATTCCAAATGGTGAGTTTGGGTTGATTGGTGTTGACACTTTTGGGGTGTCTGATGCTGTGTATTCTTCCATATTAATTATTTTTATAGATTAGATGGTCTGTTAATTGATTGTCTTTACCAATAAGATGTTGAAACAAATCGTTATACTTATAAGTAATATCAGTAAACTTAGATTCATAGTCAGCAGATGTTTTAATAATAGCATCAGCATAACCACGTTGATACTCTGACTTGAGTAACATGTTTAATCGTGAATCGTCTATTGCTATTTCATTGTGTACTACAACAGTCTCAGAAAGATTTGTCAAACGCTTGACCTCTCCTTCTAAATGTTTAATGTATTTATTTTCCTTCGTCTGAAATAGTTTGAACATGTTCATCATTAATATTAATGTACCCAATGATTCCACCCAGTGGTGTAATCCCGATACCTCGAATAACTTCAGCCTTGTATGGCTCCTGGAAATCTAATTGAGTGAATAGATATAGGTTACGTACCCAACCTGCTAGTAGGCAGATAGGAAGTAGAACTATAACAAACAAAACAAATAGTAATCCCTTCTCTTGTAGATTCATAATTAGTTTGTTGAATAAGCTGTTGATAAATTTTTAACAGTTAGTTCAGGTTTACCCAATAACTCTTGCACTGCTTCCTTGTACCCCTTGGCTTGACCTAATTCAATACCGTGGTCAAATCCTTCTAGGTATTTACCGGAATCTGTTGACTGAATAATTTTAGAAACTGAATCGTCTGTTACTTTTTCAGAGTAGTAAGCGTCTGGACTTGGTTTATATGATTTACCTTTCTCAATACGCTTGTCTACCTCATTAAGATATCGACTTAAATTAAATTGATTTAATCTTATTAGGTCAAGTTCAACCTTACCAGAACCTGAGCTACCGTTATAGAACGTTACTTCAATACCATCAAATTTTACAGAAGCAAATTCATATTTCTTTTTTGAAATATCTTCTTCTGTTTCGTGGTTCGAGACATAGAATTTAATACCATGGAAGGTATCATGCCCTCCCTTTTTACCAGACTTTACAAGAAGTTTTTCTATAATGTCTGCAAACTTGTCTCTTATTGTATATGGTTGCATAATAATTGTTTGATAATTCTAAGTGTTACTTAGAAAGATTAGATAGATAAAAGTTTTCCTTGTTCGATACTGATTTGTATACATCAATATCAATACCATCAACCATTAGCAGTATGTCTACATGCGTAGGTGTGATAGCGTTCACACGTAGGAAACGTCCGAACATTTGTTTGTAATCTTTATATGCGAATGATAGACTCGCAAAGATTGCATAAGGGAATGAAGGTAATTCATATCCCTCTGACACGTTAGACTGGATGATAACAATCACTTCGTCCATAGCATCAAGCTTAGCACACAACCCTTCAATATCTTTAACACCTCCCTTAATAACAAACACACGGTGTCCGTCGTTCTCAAGAGCTTCCTTGTATCTATCAATTTGTCTGTGATATCTACAGATAACAGCAAGCTTTCGATTCTTCTTAGCTGTGGATAAGATGTGGGTAAGTTTAGGGTCTTCGTATGTTGATAGCCCTAGATATTCATCGTCATAAAACCCATTCTCTACTGTGTGTTTCTTTGTCCAGAGTGCAATACCTTCTTCAGTTAGTAAAGCCTTTGCTTTAATCTGGTCAATAGGTTGGTGAAAGAATACTTCTTTTTTTGTTTGTTGTGATACATCGTATTCAAGGTCGTTATCCCTCGCAACATCTTCAAAGTCTACCCATACGGTGAACTTAATAAGAAGTGCGTGTAGCAAGTGGTCAATGTTTTTCTTTGGTTTCCAAATTGTTCTCATACCCATTCGTACTTGAACAAAAAACATTTTACGGAACTTAACGTAGTTAGGATTCATACCGCAGTGTACCGCTAGAGTATACACATTCCATGGTGTAGACAATACAGGTGTAGCTGTAAGAATCCAAACATATTCCGGATTCATTTTATCAGAGTAAGCCTTTAATGATTTTGTCATTCCAGATTTTACCCCTGCAAAGAAGTGTCCTTCGTCAATAGTAATACCATTGAGTCCCATTGATTTAGATGTAGAAATCATTTCATCCATATGGTCCCGGAAATATTCTTTGGTTACTACATAGTGTCCTTTCTCTGTCATGAAGTCCCATTTCTCTTTGTTAGATTTAGGAACAATAACAATAGATTTAACATTATGTTTTTCATTAAGCAGGTCAGCACCAAAGGTCTTACCTGTCCCTGTATCCCAAGCTAATACTAGCTTTTTACGTGGGTCTTTTAGTATTTCGTTTTGGTGTTTGTATGCTTGCATGGTTTATTTATGAACGAGATAACTCCCGTTACTTAATTGATAAACTGTATGGTCTTCACGCCATATTTCAAAGTCACCTCTGAACCTGTGTGTAAACCATATATCTTTTTGTGTGTCAAATTGTTTGAAGTGTCTGACTACATACCATACGGAAGTCTTATCTTTATTCTTTGATATCTTATATAGATATTCAGAAGCCATATCAGATAATAAATTTCCTTGACCTGTAATCATAGGAAGCCAATCAGCTAACTGTTTCCATTCACTGATAGATAATTCTTTTTCTCTACAGTGCTTATGTCTACAAAGGACAATGTCCTCACACTTATTCTCGTCCGGCATTGATGAGTGTAAACTCTACGTCATCACGCTTTGCGAACTTATCAACAGCTCGCTTGTCTGTGTTACGGTACTTCTCACCACTGGCAAGCATACCTTCTAGACGTTCTAATGGATTAATAATATCTGGAGTCTTGAAGAATTTGTTATCAGTAACTTGTTCAAATGAATCGTACTTACAGTACAGTCCGTTTGCGTCTGGGTTACCTTCTTCATCAACGATACTCCCTTCAAAATCTAGCACACATAATTCTTTCCCTTTTTCCATATCAGATTCTGCTTTGGTTACCTTAACTTTAGCAACACTATTTGTTTTAGGTGCCTTAGTATAGTTGGTAATCTTTGCGTCCTCCTTACGTAAGTGTTGAGCGTAGAAATTAATTGCTGTTTTAATTGCTTGAGTATTGTTACCAATATCATCATGGAATTTAATGAAGTCAATATTTTCTACGGTCGTATCACTAACATTCAAGTTAATATTTTTACTCATAATAGTTTAGAAAATTAATGATGTTATATAATGTACGCAAGTAAATGTAACTAATGTTACCAAGAAGAATCCTAGAGGTGTTGTTTCCATTCGCTCTTTCAATGATGAGAAGTTAATGTAGTTTGCGTCACGTCCCCGCTCTACTGTTTGTTTAACCTTATCAAGTGAGATTCGTGTAGTGTCTGCTTTAGACTGTGTCATTTTACGAAGCTCTTCAACCTTATTGTTAAGGTTTTCAATTTCGTTATTGTTCATAGCTACTCCATGTAGTGTAGCTTGTGCAACGAAGTGAGGGATAGAAGCTTCTGCTTTCTTTTTAGATTTGAATACTCGTTCGTTTTCAATCTTATAAAGTGTTGTGATTTTAGATTCAATAGTTGTCATCATTTCTGGTGAGTGTACTGCTGTATCTTCACTCTTAAATGTAGTATGTGTTTCGTCTTGTGATACGAAGTCACCTTTAACTACTTCAAGGTCTGGTGTAATGTAATACATATTTAATAATTATTTACTGCGGTTATTATAATACTGTGCAGTGTTCAAGGTATCAATCCTTAATTAAGGACTGCTGTGAATGATACCCTGAACACTAAACAGAATGTGTCCCTATTTAGATAGTATCACTTGCTTATATTTTGTGCAAGTTATATTTAATTAATGTGTGGATAACTATTTGAAGTACGGTTAATCTTCGAGTGATTTCCACCATGCGTTACCGGTCTGCTTCCGTGGTTTACCTGCTCCGCAATGGTCACATGAGTGATGCCTTTTTAATTTCGTTGGTCCCTTGCATAGTTTACAAGTACCATCCGGACGAGATTTGCTTCCATTTTTCTTTGCTCTTAAATGGTGCCTAGTGCACTGAGCTTCACAATATAGCTTGTCTTTGCGTGTACATATAAAGTATTTATTGCACCATAAACAAGTCCTATGTAAAGTAGGGTATTTTTTTTGGTACCATTTAGATATTTTTCTGGTCTTTAACATTCCAGTTTTTTTACAATGAGTACAAAACCTTTGACGTCCAGACTTATCATTATAAAAACTACGTGGGCACAATTCGCATTGCTTCAATACTGATTTGCGAGCACGTTCTTTTTTTGCATCAATACTGCACTCATCACTGCAATATTTTGCACGTTTTGCTGGCATAATTTCATTGCATACCTTACACTTGTTTCGCTTGCGTGCTCGGTCTTTACGGTATCGCTTGCATGCTATTTTGTCGCAACGGTTTCGCTTATATGGTCCTAGTATATCTTTACATACTATACATTTTTTTTGTGGTTTATTTGTTTCCATGTTAATTATTTACACAATAGACTAGACAACCCTGCAAGGTTTTTGATATCTGGATAGCTCCGTGCGTGGAGTTTAACATATAATCAATAATCAAAAAACAAAATTGCTATTTTGATATCGCTATCTAGTCTATTGTAAAAACAATTTTACAATTTAATATATTAGTGTTTTAATATATCTATTATCTCTTTTGCCCACTCGTCCGGATTTTCATAAGGGTGATTTTTCATCTGGTCTTTTTGGGTCATTAATAATCCATATACATAAGCTTCCCTCATGTCAAATTCACTGCACCATGTTATGAATGCTTTTCTTAATTTTTCAGTATCACCGTCATCGTGTGAGTCCTGATATGATTCTATTAATTCTAAAAGTTCTTGCATATTATTTATTGATTATATAAAAGCCTTATTGCTTCTATATTGTGCTATGTTAATTTGCACATTTCAACTGTACGAAAATATCGTACAACTGATATGTATAAACTATTCGCTTTCCATTACTCCCTTTTTTGTAAAGGTATATTCATTAGCGTCACAAGTTTCTTGCATGTATTCTTCGCTCATTGTGTACTCTATAAAGTCGTATCCTCTTCTTGCTACTGCTTCACATATAGGAATATATACATTTTCTTCAAAGTCTTTTGTATCTATTTCATTCCCTTGACCATCTTCACCGGTGATATTTGTACTTCTTTCATGGTAATATCGCCCACTATGTTTAATGGTGTATGTGCTTCCATCTTTTGATACTGTAGATTCAAACATTAATCCATCACCTTGAGAATGTGACAATGAATAAAGAGGAGTAATTTTGTCATAAATAAAACCTTTTTCGGTTAATTCCTCATGAATATATTCTCTTAAGTCATCGGTTAAAAATGGATAGTCTATAACTTCGTTAAAATCTGAGATAGCTTTTTGTTTCGCTTCTTCTGATAATTCGTTAAATTCGTAAACTTCTATTGTTTTTGTAATTGTTTTCATGTTTTTTTGTTTTGATTATATGTATACAATTCTAAATTGATTATATACATAACCATTAAAACAAAAGTTTAATAGTGTGTTTGACGTTCTAGAGTTTCATCATCTCTTAATTCATAGTCATCTTCAACTTCTTTTGAGTAACTGAATGCACTCCAAGAAGTCCCAAAATCATATATAGGAATTACCACCATATCAAGAGCTTCAGAATATCCATGCTTTACGTCGTATTCGTCAAGTCTTTCAAGGTCAAATTGGTCTGCGTTAGCCAAAAAGTATTGATAAGGGTCGGTATCATGTCGCCCTTCGGTCATACATTCTTCGCATTCTTCCTTTTCGTCCTCGTCTTTATACCCTCGTCCCTCGCATTCTTCGCATTCTATATAGAATAATTCATAGTTATCTTCAAAAAATGATTCATCTGCTTTGGTGATATTATTACATAGCATCATGTTAAATGGTCGAAATAATGTGTTTCTTTTTATATATACTGTTTTCATGTTTTTTGTTTGATTATATGTCTATAACCTTATTGTTATAAACATAATTATAAAACAAAAGTTTTAAGATATCGTACATGTTTGGTTTACGTGGTCCGGTGTGCATGTGTCTATATGGTTTTGATAACCTTTTAACCATGATATATAGCCAATTAATAATAATGCCATTAATGATATTGTTATTGCCTTATATACTAGCTCGCTAGAGTTTTTATTTGATTCTTTTTTCATGATTATATGATAAGTTATTTTTTATTAATGAGCAAGGTCTATATATTGGGTCTATATGTTTTGCCCTATAACTTGCTTAATTACAATATATACCATGCTTAATAAATGAGCAAGTGTTTTTGTTGTTTTTTGTTTGGTGAGCTGTGGATAACTTTTTGATATGTATGTATTTTGTTATAATATAAGGGTTTTTGACTGGTGAGCTTATTCGTGTTATTTGTTGTATTCGTGTGATACGGAGGAATTTTTTTTTAAAAAGTTTTTGTTTTTGTTTAAAAGTCCAATTTTCTTTTTTATTCCATACTTATTATATTAAGTTTATATATTTATTTTTTTTATTAATAGTTTTTAAAAAAGAGTGTGTGCGTATCACACGAGCCGGCACATAAAACACATGCACAATAAATGAGCATAATACTTTACAACGTCGCAAAATAAATATTGTCCGACGTTACATATATAGTGCCCTGCCCTACCCTACCGCATGTATGTCTATCAAAAACCGCATGCCCTCTTTTTTTAAAAGCTTTTTTATTAAGAAAATATTTTGACGGGTATGTATTTAGACTGATACTATATTGCTACAAAGAGGGAGGGGAGTACGGGGAAATGTTTTGCTTCCAGAATAGTACGTTTGACCCCTCCAAAAAATTTTTCAAAATTCAAACCATGTGCTATAATATATGTATATGAAAAAACCAAGCTTAAAGAAAGAAAGGGTTCCAATGGAACAAGTATACAAACGCTACCTTAGATGGGAAGCAACTCCAAAGCAAGACCGTAGACCAACAACACTTATGGAATTCGGAGATATGTATAACGTAACTAAAGAAGAGATACTTGAATTTCAAACAAGACCTAACTTCATCTCAGATTTATCAGGAGTAACAATTCAAATAGCCGGAGAGATGTTACCACAAATGGTACAAGGATTAATGCAGACACTACGTACTAATCCTAAATCATCTGAGCTACAAACTCTTATTAAGATTATTAAAGACCATGGCTCATCTACTGCCGGGATTAGTGAATTCGACTTTAAGTCTCAACTATCTAATTCACAAGCACGTGACCTTATAGATACTCTTAAAGATATTGTTAACGATTAAACCACACATTATGAAACATTCAATAAATACATTACTTGCAAAACTAGGAAGGCAATCCTTTCGAGCATACGCACAATTAGTTAATCCTAAATATGAAGTATCTACTATTCACCGTATCTTCGCTGACATGGTAGACAGAATCTATACAGCATTAACTACACCAGGAGCAGAACTATATCTTATCGTTGCTGTTCCTCCTCGTCATGGTAAAACTCATACATTCGCTGAACTGATGGGTACATTTCTTATGGGACTATTACCTGGACTAGAATTAATCTTTGCCACACATACCGGTAAGTTTGCAGAGAAGACAGGTTCGAATATCCGTGACATATTAAATTCCAAACAATACAAAGCAATATTCCCTGATGCTACATTAAGAAAAGATGAAAAGAGTAAATCAAGTATGAAGCTTGATAATGGTTCTATCTTCTTAGGTGTAGGTGTGGGAGGTAACGTTACAGGGTATGGTGCCAACATTACTATTGCTGACGATATGATTAAGTCACGTGCAGATGCAGAATCAAAGACATCACGTGATAAGGCTTGGGTATATTTTCGAGATACACTTGGTTCTCGTTCTCAACCATATAAAGCTAAGGACCCAGAAACAAAGGAGACAATACAATATGGAAAGGTAAAGATTGTTATTATGCAACGCTGGCATGAAGATGACCCAGTAGGTAGACTATTAGAAGAACAAGCCAAACAAGAACTTGAAAACCCAGATGGTGAATTCGAGAAATGGGAAGTGATTAATTTCGAAGCCATTGCTACTGAAGACCAATACTATGATGGGAAACTATTTCGTAAGGCAGGTGAGCCACTATGGAAAGAGGTGTTCGACTTAAAAGCATTAGAGGTTATTAAGGCTAAGTCACTATATGCTTGGGCTTCACAATACCAACAGGACCCTATTCTATCTGAACTACAAGTCTTTAAGGAAGATAACTTTAAATACTTTGACCCTAACTCAGAAGAGTTTAAAGCAAAGAAGCTTGATTACTATACTCTTATTGACCCGGCTATCTCACAAGATGATGATGCTGATAACACTGTCGTACTTACTATTGCAAAGGAACGTGATGACTATAACATCTATAGAATCAGAGAAGACGCAGGACACTTTACTCCACGAGAAACAGTTGACCTTATCTTTAAACATTATGAAGAATATGGTTCACGTGTAACAATGGAGCAGATTGCATTCCAGAAATCATTAGCGTTTCTTCTTGAAGAAGAGCAATCAAAACGAGGTGTACACTTTAAGGTTTATGAAACCAAACGTGGTAACAAGAAAGAACGTATTGGTGTAGGGTTGTTAGGACTCTATCAACGTGGTGTAATATATCACCGTAAGGGAGCACAAGATACATCTTACGAATTAGAATTATTACAATTCCCTAGAGGGAAAAGGGATGACCGTGCAGACTGTATGTCATTCTGTTTAGACGCACTTAAGAAGACTGAAACAAATAGAACATCTCAACGTGTTCGTCAAAAGGTTAGGTCTTATTTAAAACGAAGATAATATGAAACTATACGCAAAGAAAGAAAAATTAGTTAATGCAGAATCCTTTACTATTGATGTACCTATGTACTATTGTAGAATACAGTGTTTTACACCAAAGATGAACAAGGAGCTTGAGGATAAGCATGGTTGGGATAAGTGTGCTGATGGTAGGGCAGAGAACCATATGGAGGAGTCAAGACAAATACTTGTTAGGTTTAATGTTGATGACCCAGGGACTGTTGCTCACGAAATGCTACATGCTGTTCAATTTATTATGAATCATATCGGTCACACTACTGACCCTGATGGTGATGAACCCTCAGCTTATTTACTAGGTTATCTAGTGGAGCAATATTTTGCTTTCAAAAAACTATATAAGAAAAAGAAAAAGTAGTTGTCCATATATTAACAATATGGTATAATGAGTCATATGAAAAAAAAGCTTGACATTAAATATACAAAGGATGAGGAAATGAAAGTTTCTGATATTCTTGTTAAATACAATAAAGGAGTACGAACATTGAATACTCCAATAAGAGCTTATGATGAACGTTCTATTTTAGAAGAAGCTGAACGTAATCAAAAAGCTTTTAACACATACATGCCACCACGAGCATCTGACCCAGACTTTGATTGGATGGCAGATACCGTTCGTCCTGTTACTCGTAACAAGATTATGATGATTGCAAACAAAATGATTTCAATGATTATCTATCCTTCGTTCCGGGCACAGAATGACCAAGACATGCAGGACAGAGATACTGCTGAAGTGATGCGGTTAATTTCACGATGGGTTATTGAACACTCATCTTACGAAATGGATTATGCACGTACAGTTATCAACGCACTTACTGACCCTATTGCATATATTGAAACAGGATACTACGAAACGTTTAGAACAAAACGATGGCGTAATGAAATGGGAGAGATTGAAAAAGAACAAGTCATTGATGAATTAATGACAGGTATTCTTTATAACTCTCTAAAGATTCAAGACATCTTGTTTGCTGATATTAATCAAAAGAATATTCAACTACAACCTTGGCTTATTAAACGAAAGGTTACATCTTATGGTCAAGCTAAACAACGTTACGGTTTGAATAAGAACTTTGGATATATTACTGCTGGTACTATTGTTAAGTGGGATTCAAACGAATCTTCATTCTATGAAGAAGATACTAAGCACTTGAAAGATGATGAAGTAATGGTTATGACATACTTCGACCGTCTTGCTTGTGAAGAAGTTGTTCTTATTAATGGTATCCTTATGACTGCTCATGATGAACCTATGACACGTGAAGATGGACTATATCCTTTTGCTTCATTAGTGTTCGAAGAAATTCAAGCAATGTTTGTAGGTAAGTCTGCTGTAAATAAGATTGCACCAGACCAGAACCTTATTGATTCATTGTATAATATGATTTTCGATGCAGGAGCTATTGCACTTATTCCACCTATGATTTCATACGGTGAAACTAGATTTGATGCACCTGTTATGATTCCAGGTCAAGTTACTCATGCCGGAGAAGAAGGTAAGGTAGAAGTTCTATCAGGTAACTCAGACATTGGAGCAGGTCTACGACTTACACAAAACATTGAACAATCAATGTCAGAGTCTACTCAGTCAGGACGTTCAGCAGGTATTGCTGATTCAAAAGAAATGACAGCAGTAGAGTTCGCAGGGCTAGAAGAAAACTCACTACGTTCATTAGGATTATTTGGACGACAGTTATCAAGTCTTGTAAAGCAATTAGGAAAACTAATGCAAGGAGATATTCTACAATATCTAACTATGCCAGAAGTTACTGAGTTATTGTCAGGAGGACAGAAGCTTAAATATAAATCACTTCTAGCTAATGGTAATCTTCAAGGAGAAGGACCTTCAGATATGAATCAAGTACGATTCACTGATGAATTCTTTGGTGAAGAAATGGTTGACGAAGATGAAATTTCAATGCGACTCTTTGAAGAAGAAGGTGTTGATAATGATGTATCTATTAAACTTGTTGACCCTGTTCTGTTTAGAAAACAAAAGTTCTCTGTATTTATTTCAGAAGAAGAATTAACTAAACCTAACAAACGTATGGAACGAGCACTTAAACTTGAAGCATACGACCGGGCTATTAATAACCCAACTCTTGACCAGAATGAAGTTACTAAGGAATTCCTATTAACTCCATATATGCCAGGAGATGAAGAACGATTCATGCGTAAAGATGATGGACTACAACAACCTGAAGTTGACCAACCGGTTAATGGTAATCTACCTCAACAAATAACAGGTACTGGTAGTCTAAAGAATTTACTTGCAGATACTGAGTAATAATAGTATAATACTACTATGAAACAGCGAATCAAAAACTGGTGTTTAAAGCACCTATTCAATGCAAATGTATCAACGGATTTCTTGGTATCACATAGAGGTAAACTATTTATTAATGGTAAACAACTAGACCAACGTCAAGTAATGACCGTAGCTCGTCAAGCTTACGATGCTAAAAAGAAAGACCATGTTGTCTCTCTTATGTTGAATGAACTAAGTCACCTAGCTCACGAAAAGATTTATTATAAAGAAGAGAGTGAGTTTGGGAAGGCTTTATTGTATAGTGTAAACTTGATAAACAACAAATTAAATGTGTTGTCAAGTATGCATAAAGACAATTAATGTGGTATAATAAACACATATTAACCAGTCACTAGTGTGACTAGTTGTGGGGGTGAGAAAGATTTTTGCTGTGGTTTCTCTCTTGTCCCTACTACTAGTTACATTCGTGACTATGATTATAAATTATAGGTAACTTTGACCTGACACTGATTTTGCAATCAGGGTTCGAATAAAGATAAGACCCCGTAACTTTCACGGTAAGAAAGATTAAACAATATGTCTGATGTAGATAATACTAAACCAACAGTAGAGGAAGTAGCCGGGGCACCGACTACACCTGATTCGAATCCTGATGCGGGAACTACACCCCCTGAAGAATCAACCGCTTTTTACAAAGCACAACTTGAAGCTAAAGAAAAAGAATTAGCTCAAGCTCAATATAAACTTAACCAAGAACGACTTGCTAAAAAAGAAGTTCCGAAAGAAGAAACTCCTAAGACAGAGGAAACTCCGTCTGCTGGATTATCACCGGAAGAACTTGATGCATACATGGAAAAGAAACTTGCTGAAAAGGAAGCTACTAAGTTCCGTGAATCATTACCTCAATTAGTAGAAGACGACAATGTACGAGCTAAAGTAGAATACTACTTAGATAATATCGTTAAGCCTACAGGAAATCCTGAAGCAGATTTATCAGTTGCTCTTACACTTGCACAAGCAGAGAAGACTGCTGTAGTTAACAAAGAACTTAAACGTACCTTGAATACTAAAGCTAAAGGAGTAGACCTACCAGGTACTGCTCCAACTGAAGGTGCAAACATTCCATTATCACAAGCTGACAAGAAATTCCTTGAAGCTATTGGTGTGGATGAGTCTACTATTAACCCAAGCGAGTAATAGATTTATAGACATTAAACCTATACGTTAAGTTATATTGATTCTTTATTTACTTATTAATTTATAAAAATTACTATGACTAACGACCGAGCACTTAACCCTGATGTTGTAAAAACTGGGTTAGACAAAATCTTCTGGGATTCTTACAACAAGAAAAAAATCTCAGGACACGTTGACCATTCTGACACACGAATCTTCAACCAAGAATCTATTAACAACCGAGCTGAAACTGTTTCAACTATTTACCAAGGAATTGGGGAATTCGTAGGAACTGCGGAAGAAGGAGATTACGCTGAAAGTAATTTCGAACAAGGACCAAAACGACCAGTTGGATTCTCTAAGTTCACTAACTCTGTAAAAATTACAGAAGAACTTGAAGATGATGACATGTGGGGAGTTGTAAAACGACACGTTGCTGACCTTGGACGAAAAGCTATGCAGACTAAAAACCGAATTCGATTCGACCTTTACCGTGGAGCTTTCGCATCTACTGAGACTATCTTGTCAACAGTAGGTACTCCTAAATATCTTGTAGACGATACTAACGAAACTCTTAACGGAGATGTAGTTGACAACAAATCTACAACTGCATTTGGAGAAGCTGGAGTGGATGACCTATTCACAAAACTTTACTCACAAGTATTACACGATGGTACTATTGATGAAGGACAAGTTGCATCAAGCCTATTGGTTCCAACTGCACTTCACAAAGAAGCTTGCGTATTACTTGATACTGATAAAGTTACAGGTTCAAACGACAACGACATTAACTACTACTCAAACAAGTATGACATCTCACTTGCAACATCACGTTACATGGGAGCACAAATTACTTCTACAGTAGACCCTGTATTTGGAACACTTACTGCTGGTTCAGATACTGCGTTCTTCCTATTAGGAGACGAACACCGAGTTATGTCTTATACTCGTAAAGCACTTGAAACTAACTTCCGAGACAAACAATATTCTGACAATGGTACTTCAAAATACCTAGCATCTTTCCGAGATGGTCAAGAAGCTGTTGACTTCATTGGAGTTACTGGTTCAGTAGGGGCTTAACCTACCGAAGAAACATCACCTATGTGGTGTTTTTTCTTTGTCTAAATTAGGTAGATATGGTATAATGGTTTATATGAATTATAGAGTATCAGATTTAAAAAATGACCTAGCAGGAAAACTTCACGGAACAAACCTTGATAAGCTTTTTAATCCGAATGGATTAATTGAAAATGCAGGGCGTGAGGTTGTAAAAGACCTGGACCTAGAAGAAACACGAAGGAAGTCAGAACTACCTTTTGTTTATCTTGATGACCCATTGCTTGCACTACCAAGTGATATGAACAAGAAGAAGTTTGTTAGAATTAATATTGCTGGACAAGATGACTTTAAACTTGTATTAAGTAATACTAAAAACAACCAAGAAGAAAACATTGATATTAAATATATCAATGGGTTTAAAGCAATGGAAGTAGAAGGGGTTGAGGTACCGGAAGGACTACAACTTATTGACTTTGATTCTTCTGCTGATTTGACAGGTTCAAACATTGATGATATTAAACGAGACCCTTATGACTACATCCAAGGAACAGGCTCTGTATCTTTCCGTCAAGTAGCACCTGGACCATTTAGTATTACAGCTAATGGATTAAGCTTAAACCTTATTGGGCACATGAATGAATCATCATTCTATATGTTTATTAAGATTCCACCAAAAGGAAACCTAGCTCAGTTTAAAATTAAAGCTGGTACTGATGCACTTAACTGTTTTGAAATTACAACAACACGTACTGTATACGGTACAGGTTTTGTTGATGGATGGAACTTAGTTAAACTAGACTGGCGTGATGCTGTTAACACAGGTATACCTGACCCAACTAATATTAATTTTATTGAATCTAGTTTTGGGGATGTATCAGGGTTAGCACTTACTGGGTGGAAGGTTGATGCTATTACATCAAACATTCAAGACCAATCAGAGATTGAATACTATTCTAAATACTTATTCATTAGTGAAGAAGGTGTTCTGTCTCCACGTATTAGTTCAGATGATAATGCACTTGTTATTCAAGAAGGATATGATTTACTACTATATAAATTATGTGAACTAGCTTCTCAGCAAGTACATGACTATGGTTATAAACCAGGAGCTTCTGAATCTTATTACTGGAAAGGTAAATATGAAAAGGAAAAAATGAACTACGTTCAAGACATGCCTTCTTCAGCTAAGAGACCTACAACTAATTATTACAAGAAACGTAAACCAAGATTATAATATGGCTTCTAAACACGATATAATTGAAGACTTTAAAGGTTACCAGGAGAAAGTGGATGTAACTAAGATGGACCCAGGATACTTTATTAAAGGTTCTCAGAATGTTTTAATTAAAGATTCTAGGACAGTAGGTATTCGTAGAGGTTATGAATTGGTAGGTCAAGAAAACAAAGTAGACCTATTACCTATTAGAGCATCGTATGATTTCGCTAACTTTAAAGGAGATGAAAGAAACCTTCGAACATGGGGAGACCGTATCGAGGTTCTTCTTGATGGTGAATATAAACTATTAAAAGATGGTTTTAGTTCAGATGATTTCTATTTTTCAAAGCAAGACTTCTGGGACCATGAAGCCAAGCTAGGTTATGCAGTGTTTGTTAATAATGAAAATACTATTATGAAATGGAACGGTGCTGTTGCTAAGTTTGACTCAGCAACCACTGATACTATTACTAAGGTTGGAGCAGAGACATGGGCTGAAACAGGGTTTGAAAAATTTGGGAGAACTGAAATGCAATTTAAAATTAGAAACCTTGAAGGTGTTGGAGGTAAAACATTATCTGTTACATTGAAAGAAATTGCAACAGGGGTAACTACCACACATCAAATCACAACAACAAAACTTGGTGATACTGTATTAACAGCAGAAGATATGGCTTCTAAATGGAACGCAAGTCTTCCTGATTCTAAGGCTAACTCAACACATGCCGGTAATAAAGTATATGTATTCTGTAAAAAAGAATATCTTATTACTGCATACACAACTACAGATACAGAGTATGACTACATTCTACCTGACCCTATTGTAATTAGAACACCTAAGATTGAAATTGGTGGAACTTCTTATTCATATACAGGAGGTCATGGAACAAATGTTTTAACAGGTGTTACACCTGACCCAACACTAGGAGGACACACAGCTAATGATAATATCTTTCAATCAATAGAAGTTATTAATAATACTGATGTACTTGATTTACCAGATGAAAATAAGAATACTGCGATTGAAGTTTTTGATAATCAATTATACATTGCATCATCTGAAAACAGATTCGTATACGTATCAGAGATTAGCCGGTGCGATTCTTTCTACTTTGGTAGACCTAAACGTTTAGTTGGAGAGGGTGCACGGTTTACCTTGGGTGGAAACTTTAATGCAATGTCTCCACGTGAAGGGGCTATGTATATTCAATTTGGTTTTGGTTCATGGGTAACTACTCAGATAATTGATTCCTCAGACCTATCTTCTCAATCATTAGTAATTAGATTACTTGATGTTAACGCAGGAGATGGTGTAATTAATAAGAGAGGTATTGCACCAATGAAAAATAAGACCATGTTTATTTCTAAAGACAAGGCATTTAACTTCATTGGACGTGTTGAAAATCTTGAGACACCTCAGACTAAAAACATTTCAGATAGAGTTAAAGATTTATTCTCACGATTAAACTTCGATGATATGGATATGATTTATCATAAACATTACATCTATATTGCAGTACCTAAAGAATCAATGGTTCTTATGTACAACCTAGAAAGGCAACTATGGGAAGCACCACAGATTATGCCTATCTCATGTTTCTCTGTAATTAATGGAGAACTTCATGGTCATAGTTATAACACACCTGAAACATATAAGTTGTTTACAGGTCTGTCAGATAATGGTGTACCTATTGAATCTATTTGTAAGTTCTCTTATATTAATTCAGGTTCAAGAACTCAACTTAAGAAATTCAATGAGATGTTTGTTGAAGGTTACATTGAAGAGAAAACAAATCTTAAGGCTAATATTTTATTAGATATTGATGGTTCGTCTGGAGAAAGAAACTTTGAGATTCGTGGGGATAACTCACGTATAATGAAGAAGAGAAATATCCAAGATTCATCTCTTGGTAAATCAACCCTTGGTAAAAGAGGTCTTGGTACTACAGATATTAGGGAAGATAAACTAAATAAATTTATCGGGTTTAAGGGGATTAACCCGGAAGACCACTATGAATACTCATTCGAGGTTCAAACAAACCAAGAAGGTGCTGATTGGGAACTTATTGCATTTGCTCCGGCTACTGATGTAAGTGAAAAACAATCTACTATTAACAAGTTTTAATCTTTCATAACTTTAAAAGATATGGTATAATACAACATATGACTAGAAAATTCGTACAATTACAAGAACAATCTTTAGCCGGTTCAGGAGCTAGAGTAGGGGATACAACCGTTATCCTAAAATCATTCAAGAGAATTGATGGGTCTGATATCACCTCAATGGATATCTTCGGTGACGTTGCTTACGCAACTATCGAGCCTGGAAAAACACGAGAGGAACAAATTGTGTTCACGGGTATTACAACTAATACTGATGGTACTGTTTCTCTTACAGGAGTATCTTCTGTATTAATGGAATCTCCATACACAGAAACCCCTGGTCTAACAAAGCAACACGCTGGTGGTGTTTCTTTTGTGATAACAAACACCGCTGGGTTTTACAAAGACTTTATTACCGCACAAAACGATACAGCTATCGAGGGTCAATTTACCTTCACTAAGCCACCACGTTTTGTTACTGATACTGATTTAGATGGAACACTTGATGTTCCTACTCAACCAGGAGATATGGTTCACAAGGAATACCTTGACGCACGAATCTCTGAAACTGAAACACTTATTGGGGATAAGGTGGGGAAAACTGGAGATGAAGATATTAATGGAATTAAAACATTTATTAAGCCAGTTAAAATTGCACCTGCTGTTGCACTTGATGAAGCTGTTACAAAACAGCAACTACAAGACACTGCTGTTAATGGTGCAGGTCTTGCTTCTGAAACTGACACTGGGCTAGTATCAGTTGCTACAGATTCTGAGTTTAATGCAGGTCAAGATACTGATTTAAACGGAAACCCTATTGTTCCGAAACCTTCACAGGTTCAGGCTTCTGGTGTTAACTGGAATTCTGCTAAGTCTTATTCAGAGAACGATATAGTAAACTACGAAGGTAAGCTATACAAGTCTCTTCAGGACTCAAACCTAAATCAACTTCCTGATTATTATGATGTTGATACTGTATTAACTAATTACATAAGTAAAGGTTATGCATTCCAAGAAGCTATTGCAGGGGGAGGAGACATGCGTTCTATTGATTTTTCAAATGACGGAATGATGTTGTTCACACTAACTTCTTCTAGAATCCTACGAAGATTCAATCTTACAACTGCTTACCAGGCAGACACTCTTGGTGTACATGACCAGACTATAACACTTACTGACGATACTGGAATGAGAGGTATTGCATTTAATTCAGATGGTACTCGTCTATACATGATTGGTACAACTAACGATAAGATTTATCAATACAACTTATCAACAGCTTACGATATTTCTAGTATTACTACTGCTGATTCTGAATACACTATTCCTGTATACTCACCAAGTCCTTATGATTTATATATCACACCTGATGATACTACAATTATAATCCTGGATTACTCCACTCATGAAATTAATAAGTTGACATTTGGAACAATCGGTGATGTTACAACACTTAACTATGAAGGTAAAAGACTTTCAACCGCTAACCAGGATGCTACTGAGTACGGAATAGCTATGGCTGACAATGGAACTAAGATGTATATGGTTGGAGCAAGTGGAGATAATATTTATCAATACTCACTATCAACTGCATTTGATATCTCGACTGCAACGTACGACAATATAGCACTATCTATTTCTGGACAAGAAGGTAATGCATACGGTATGGACATCTCAAAAGATGGAACTAAACTATATATCATTGGTAACAATGAAACTGTGTATCAATACAATATGTCTACAGCTCTTGACTTAACAACAGCTTCATATTCTAATATTGCATTCTCTATTGCTTCTCAGGAAACAGGGTCACAATGTATTTCATTCTCTGATGATGGAACACGAATGTTTGCACTAGGTACAACACAAGATAAAATCTTCCAGTATAATTTATCGACAGCGTTCGCAATGAACACTGCTACTTATTCAGGGAACTCATTCTCTGTTGCTGGGCAAGAAGCAAACTCTTACGGATTAGATGTTGCTAAAGATGGGTTGTCAATCTTTGTGATTGGTAACACACGTAACATTTATAAATACTCAATGTCTACTGCTAATGATATTTCAACAGCTTCTTATGTAGGTGCTTACAACATGTCTACCCAGTTATCAACAGGTAGAGATATTATTATTGAAGATGATGGTGCTGTTGGTTATGTATTAGACCACACTAAAAACTATGTTTACCAAATTGATTTTGGAACAGACTATGATTTAACAACAATAACTACTGATTGGCAAACAACAACATTGAATGTTAATCCAGAAACTATTGAGTTTACTGACGATGGTCTTACTGCATATGTAAGTTACAACTCAAACTATTACCGTTACACATTAACGACTGCGTTTGATTTAGATACTGCAACTCAACAGGAGATTGGGATAGGAGGTAACGTACAGTTTGTAGGTATGGACCCACGAGCTGAGTACATCTACTTAGCAAACACTGCTGGTGTTCTTAAGTATCAAGGTAATACAATACCTTCTACTTACTGGGCACCATCTCTCCCTAACTATATTGGAACAGGACTAACAACAGTGTTTGGTGCCAACGGAGTAAAATCATTCACCTGTCCTGGAGATGGATTTATTTCTGGTTATATTTTAAATATTTCAACAACAGGAACAATGCAGATAGACGGGGTAACATTCTACACCACACCAGAAGACGTTACTCTTAACGTAGGTTTTCCTGTGTCGAAAGGTGAGGTTATATCAGCCAATAGTTCAAACGACAGGAGTAGACTTACAGGTCGCTTCGCTAATTAAACAGTATTATGTTCAATAACTTTTTCAAAAACAATAAAGGTAAGCTTATAGGTACAGCACTCGGACCTGCCGGTATGGTTGCTGGTGGAGCTTATGATTTATATAATAGATTTAAAAAATCAAAATCTAAACCAAAGGCTACTTCAGGTGAGTGGCAAGGACCACTTCAACCAGCTAAACCTACGTACACTTCTAAGAAGGCACGTACTGGTTATAACAATGCTGTGTCTGATTTGAATGCCTACAAACAAAGACAGTCTTCTTCTAAGTCAAACTCTTTCGACCCTCTTGCTAATATCAATCAACTTGAAACTAAAAAGAAAAGACGAGATGATGACGATGATGAAGATGATGGACCATCACCAATGGAACGATATCTTCGTGAGGTTCAACAGATTCAAGCTGGTAAGTTTAAATACTCATCAACTGAAAAGAAGAATCTTGAAAACCTTAGAGCAACTGGGCGTAACCTAGAGCTTAGACAATCACGAGTTAATGATAACTATGAAGGTGGTACATTACAAAATGAACTACGTTCTGGTCGTTCTCGTTATGCACAAGAGATTGCAGATGACGCAATGATTAATGCTATGCAATATGGTGTTGACCAAATCAATGAGATTGACTTGGAAACACAGAAAGGTATTGTTGAATTAGAAGAGTCTATCAAGGAAGAACGTCTACGAGCTGTTGCTGAAAAGTATGGCTTGTTGCAAGAACAAGATAGACAGCGTGAGGATGTTACTCAGAATATTCAAAAGAATCTTCTTGACTATCAAAAGCTTCAAGCTACTATTCAAAACCAATCTCGTGGTTCAGTAGAAAACGATTACAACCTAGCTATCTCTCAAGGATACCGTGGTTCATATCGAGACTTCCTCCGGGAACAAGAAAGCAACAAGCTTGCTGGTAAGTATGCACCTAGAGCATCTAGCTCAAGTAATTCAGGTAGCTCAACTGCCCAAGCACTGACTGCATTTCTTAATAGTTAAAACACCATAAGGGTGTTTTTTCTTTGGTATTATGGTATAATACCTTATATGTTTAATAAGTTTAGAAAAAATATAAGTGAAGGTTTTGATGTTGTTAAAGACGCTGTTAGTGATACAACAGATAATCTTCAAGAAGCATTTAATTATTCAAAAGATATTGTAGAAAATGAAGAACCTTCTACAGAATACACACCTCGTGTAGACAACGCATTATATAAACAAGACCAAAGAGACTTTACTGAATCAAGTAATTCATTGTTCGACTGGTTTGATAACTACCAACAAAAGGAAGCTGATGAGGGTAGGTTTAGTTTACTTAACATAGGTAAGATTGGAGAGCATAGAGCTAAGGAAAAAGAAAGGAAAGAGGGTGAAGAGAAACTATTTGAAGAAGGAGTCTTTGACAAATCAGACATGTCATTGTTTGGTAAGGGATTAAAATCAGTTGAAGAAAGAACTGCTGGTGGAGTATATGATATGTTACTCGCCCCTGTATTTAGAAGTGGGGTAGCATTAACAAACTTCTTGTCTGGTAAAACAGGGCAAGCAATGAACTATGTTAATGATAAAACAGGTTTTGGTTTTCAAGTTGAAGATGATACAAACTCATGGATGAAGAACTCAGTTCAGTTCCTAGAAGAAACTAACCCACGTGCTGGGGATAACTTTAAAACTTTCTTTGGTTTAACTGATGAGCAAGATGATGTTAACCTTAATACTGTTGGTGAAGAATGGGCTGAGCTTGTTAATATCATTCCAGGATTAGATATTAAACCTGATTCAAAAATGATTCCAGCTCTTGGTTTCATTGGTTCTGCTATTGATGTTATTCCTGGTTCTTCTGGTGGAAAGAATGCATTGAAGACTGCTGTCAAGAATGCTAAGAATGTAGATGAGGTCCTTCTTGTACTTAAGGGATTAGCTAAAGGTAGTGATGATGATATGCTAAGGTTTGCTAATGATTTATTCAAAGCAAAAGAAAGTGGTTCAGTTCCACTAATGAAGATGATTGAACTTGAAGATGCAGGAGAATCAACAGTTAACTTCTTTAAGAATGGTAAGAAGATTGAAACTAATATTGAAAAAGTTACAACAGAACAAGTTCGAAAGGTTCTTGATGATGTTGATAACGTGGTTGATGTACCAGCAACAACTGGTAAGTCATTAGATAATCTTGTTAACACTGCTGATGAACTTGAAGCTATTGGTTTCCAATCAAGTAAGCTTGATGAAGTTGGAGAAGTGTTAGCTGAAGCTGATGTTGCAGAAAAAGAATTACGTGGTTTAATTGATGAAATTAAAAAGGTTGACCTACCTGAAGAAGCTAGTGCTAAAGCAAAAGAACTTAAGAAGATATTTAACCAAGGTGCTTATGATGATTTACCTTTATCGCAGAGACTTAAGGCTCTTGATTTAGTTGATGAAGTTACACCATTGATTACTGATACTAAGGGTGGAATGGTTGACCTTCTTAATTACTACAAGAAGATTGACCAAGGACTTGTGGATAACTTAAGAACTCTTGATAAGAGTGTACTTGATGACTTTGCAAAACAATTCACTGAAGGTCTTGCTAATGCTCAAAACAGAGTAGCTAAAGGTATTGCTGAAGATAACTTCGATGAAGCTATTAACGGTATTGTTACAGCTACTGAACACAAGAACATTGCCGGTAAGGTATTGAATGTTGTAGGTGAAGTTAAAGCTAAGGTTAAAACAACTAAGGCTCAAGATAGATTAGGTCAAGCTGTTAAGTCACTTAAGACTCAAGGTAAATCAACAGAAGATATTGTATCTATGTTTAAGAAAGGTGCTGATGAAAAAGGTAAGGCACTATCTGAATTAGATGTTAAAGATATTGAAGACATCTTTGCAAAGAACTCTCCAACTAACTGGGGTTCATTATTAGAAATGTATCGTTACTCTAACATGTTATCTAACACTGCAACCCACGCAATTAACATGATGTCAAACACGGTGGAGAACACTGTAGCTCGTCCTGTTGTTGAAGAGATTGCTTCATTCATTGAATTAGTATTACCTAAATCAATGAGAACAGGTCGTGAGGTTGGTGAGATTGGTACATACTACAAGTCATTATTTAAACCTGATACATTTAATAAGTCAATTAAGAAAGCTATTAATGTATTCAATGAGGTTGATGAACTAAAACATACTGATATTGATAGACTTCCTGCTGAATGGAAAGTTGGAGGAAGAGATATTGCTAAGGATTTCCGTATTCCACTACGTGCATTAGAAGCTGGTGATGCTGTAATGTATACTGCTGTATTCGAAGGTGAACTTGCTAAGGTTCTAAAACGTAAAGAGTTCGCTAATGCAGGTAGACTTACCACCACTCAACTAAACAAAGCTCGTAAGATTGCTGATGAGACCGCACAAGATGCTATCTTCAGAATGCAAAAGAACACTAAATCTTACGGAATGCTATCACACTTGACTTCAAGTTTAGCTGATGGTGTTAAGGTTCTTGATAAAAGCATGAACGATGTTATCCTTAAGGGAACTAAAAACAAACTTGATATCCATCCTGTTAAATGGATGGTACCGTTTGTTAACACTATTGCTCGTCTATCAACAAAACACCTACGTAGAATTCCTGGTGTTGGTATGTTGGAAGCATTAGGTTCAAAAGATGTAGCCGGAGTTATGGCTGACCAAGTATTTGGAGCAGGTCTTACTTATGCAGGTTTCCAATTATACTCACACAATAAAGAGAAGTTTAAACTAGACCGTGGAAACAAGAACGCTACGTCAACTAAGTATGCTGACAATGAAGGTAATGCATATGAGTCAGTACAGATAGGAGAAAACTGGCATCAACTTGAAGCACTTGGTCCATCATCTGGTCCTATCTTCTTCGGTGCTAATATTGCTAAGGCTGTTGAAGACGGTAAGTTTGACATTAAAGATAAAGAGTTAGTTAATACAGCAATGGAATTCATTGGTGTTATCCTTACTCTTCAGGGAGGTGAGCTAACTAAATCGTTAGACCAAAAGTTTATGGGTTCAGCCCTAGACTTACCTGCTGTTATTCGTGGTGATAAAAACCCTGCTACTCAAATGGCTCAAACAGCAAGACAGTTTATCCCATACTCTTCTGCAATGGGTGCAATAAACAGAGCATTTGTTGACAATGAAAAGAAGATTACTCCTCAGACTTTTATGGAAGCACTTGAATATTTACAGAAAGATATTCCTGGTTTATCTAAAAACCTAACACAGAAGACAGACCGTGACGGTGTTCCTCTGTTCTATGGTAAGGAAAACAAGACTGCATTAGAAGGAGTTAATGAACTACTTAATCCTGGTAGACCACAATTTAGAAATGAAGATATTCATAATAAATATTTGCAGGAAAAAGAACGTGAAGATTTACGTGATGCAAACAGAGTTGAATCTACTAAGACCAGAGACCAAGACGATATCAATATGGTTCAAAACATTATGACAGGTCAGGTACCTGATGGGATGAAAGATGTTTACAAGGAACGTATGAAGGAACTTGGTGAGAAAGGTATTAAAGATTTAGTTAATGATTTTGAAAATCAAGGTGAGTCACAAGGCTCAAGACATATTGATGCAATCTTAAAAGGTAGAGGTACTGATGAAGCTAAACGTTTCCTTAAAGAATCTACACCAGATGAAATTGAAAGCTATGTTAAAGAATTTGAAACCAGAGAAACTAGTCGTCTTAAACTTATTGTTGAGAAGGTTATGTCTGGTTCAGGAGATGATTCAGATAAAGAATCACTAAAGAAAGCAGACCCTAAACTACTAGATAAGGCTGTTAAAAGCTATGAAAGAAGTCTCAAGTAGGCTTTTTTTATTGCCCTATATGTGTTATAATGTTCTATATGAAGAATGCGAAACAAATCAGAAATAGCGTAATGCTAAACAATAACAACAAACGTATGGCTACTAAAGTTGAGGGCTTAAGTAGAGATGTTGAGGTTATTAAAGGGGAGATAATTGAACTAAAAGATGAGCAAAAAACAGGAGGTGGAGGTACTGTAACTATTAACAATAATGGTGAAGGCTCAGGAGGAGTTGGACCAATGGGACCTGCTGGACCACAAGGACCTACAGGACTAAAAGGTGACAAAGGTGATACTGGAGACCAAGGTATTCAGGGACCTGCTGGACCAATAGGACCACAAGGTTTACCTGGTGATACTGGATTACAAGGAGAGCAAGGTATTCAAGGAGCAACAGGACCACAAGGAAACCAAGGTAATCAAGGTTTACCAGGAGCAGACTCTACTGTACCTGGACCTGCTGGACCTAAGGGAGATACTGGAGACACTGGACCACAAGGTTTACCAGGAGCTGATTCTACCGTACCTGGACCTAAAGGTGATACTGGAGACCAAGGACCTCAAGGTATTCAAGGTGAACAAGGACCTCAAGGAGATGCTGGTACAGACGGAGCAGATGGTGCACAAGGTATTCAAGGAGAAACAGGACCACAAGGTATTCCTGGTAATGACGGACAAGACGGAGCAGACGGAGCAGATGGTGCACAAGGTATTCAAGGAGAAACAGGACCTAAGGGAGATAAGGGGGATACTGGAGACCAAGGTATTCAGGGAATACAAGGACCTGCTGGTAATGATGGGCAAGATGGTGCACAGGGGATTCAAGGAGAACAGGGTATTCAAGGAGAACAGGGTATTCAAGGAGAGCAGGGACCTGCTGGTAATGATGGTGCTCAAGGTTTACCTGGAGCTGATGGAGCTGATGGTTTACCTGGACCTGCCGGTGCTGATGGGCTACAAGGTATTCAAGGACCTCAAGGAGAACCTGGGTCAGCAGGATTACCTGGACAACAAGGTGAGCAAGGACCTGCTGGTAATGATGGTGGCGTAACAACAAGTCTTATTACTAACTCAGGACGTTTCTACTTATACTCTGATAAGCGTTGGGTTACTGATTCAGATGATAACTATGGACCAGGTTATTACCAATTTAATGAGTCAGGTACTACTGCTGTAGACCCTGTTATTGAATGGGAACACATGGGACTTCTTATTCCTAAAGGTAGACGTGTTAAAAAATTACACTTTGTATGTAGAGCAAACAACACTCAGATTACAGACTTTGAAATTTACGGATTACTAAGGCATCCAAATCCTATCTCACGATGGGAAACAGGTATGGATAGTGACGCAGAAGATACTGTTGTTGATTTATTTAGAGAGTTCTTTGTGGCTGATTCACCTGTTGCACTAGGTGGTAACATGGTAGATAGACGACGTAGAACATTTACAATGGATGTAGAAGTACCTGAAGATTCTTATCTTTCTATTTACATTAAACCAGTAGGAACAAACACAGGTACACGATACTTAACAACAACCTATACTTGGGAAGTAGAATAAAATTATGAATGATATTACAATAAATAAAACTGAATCAAACCAAGAGTTAGTTATATATCCAGAGTTAGAGAACATGGACAGCCCTGTTCACATTCCTACCTTTGACTTTACATTACTCTCTCTTGATGACCAGGAGCCTTACTACGGTAGAGGTGGAGTCAAAGAGTACCACGAACACCACTATGATGGTAAGGTTGCTGTAAGACGTGAATTTGACTACGTAGCTGATGGTGTCTGGATTGACTTCTATTGGTATAAACATGATGGTGAATGGGGTATTCATAAACGTAAGTTTAAAAAGATGAACCCTCAGAAGATTGAAACAAAGAAGCGTAATGACAGAATTAGAACAATGGATTATCTACGTTCTAAAGCAAGAGGGACAACACTTGAGCCTGTTATTAAGATTGTGTTCGACCACTTCTCTAAGGAGATTGAGTCATTCGAAAAGAATGGTGATGCAGATTTCTTTAATGGATTAGCTTCATATGATGGAGAACTTAATCCTTATATTAACGCAGAGACCACTATACTACACCCAGATGGCACACGTAACCTACTTGTAAAAGAGATTATCTTATTTGAAATAAGCTAGTCTTTTTTTATTGCATATGGTATAATGTATCCATTATGGAAGCATTAAAACAATTCATTATAATGCTTGTGGGAATTACTGTGTTTACACTAGATGCCATCTTTGGTATTCTTTATACATTCTTCAAGCATGCACTTAAGGGTGACTACAACATAAACAAACAACTTGCCCCTATATTCAGGAGTATCGCATTAGCGTTTGACGGAATAGACAATGCATGTTCAGGTGAAAGATATAATGATATTTATCTTAACCGTAAAGGGCGACATCCATATGGAAATTGGAACGAAACAATCTCAGCAATTACAGGGCATAATGCTCTTAAATCAAACTTATCAACCAGAGGTAAAACATTCAGAAAGCGACTTGATAAAGTATTTTCAATCTTCGGAGAGAAAGGAAGTCATGTTGTGAATGCCACCAAATCAAATTAATTATGAACTTAACTGCCGGATTTAAAAACTTAATGATTGGATTTATTCCGTTCTTGCTAGCTGGGCTTGACCAAACATCTATTGCTATACTAAGTGCATTCTTAGTTGTTGATGTAATCACTGGTCTTATTGCTACAGTTCGTGTGGGGGGATGGAGAAAGTTAACATCACGTACCTTATCTTTTGGAATACTGTTTAAATTCCTTGTACTACTTGTACCGCTTGTTGTTGTATGGACAGGTAAAGGTATTGGATTAGACTTATCTATGTTTGCAATATGGGCAATCAATATGCTGATTGTATCAGAAGCACTATCTATCATTGGTAATATCTCTACTATTAAAACAGGAGAACCTATTAAGGAGATTGATGCTGTGAACCTAATATTAAACAAATTCAAATCACTTCTTATGTCGTTCTTAGAACGAGGAGACACTAGTAAAAGCTAGTGTTTTATGTTACAATAATAATGTTATGATAAATACAGGATTAAAAAAAGGGCTAGAAAATGACCCAAGGAATGTAGATTTTTCAGAGCTTGAACTAGGTAACTCCGACAATAAGACACGTTGGGGTATGAGTGATAAGGATATCAAGAAGTTGACTAAAAAGAACCAACGTAGTCATCCTTCTTGTGTAGGTCACACCATAGCTTCAGGTCTTGAGGGAGCAACAGGAAAGGAATATCATGCTGGTTACGCTTACGTAAACACAGATAGAATATATGAAGGTGGGAATAAGGGTGGACTATTTCACCTAAATGGTTATCGCTTTGCTAAAACATTCGGACTCGTTCGTGAGAAAGAAATTAAACTTGACACAAAGGATGACTTTGATGAATACTATGAGGAAATGCCAGGTATTAATATCAAGGAAGATAAGACTTACATAAAATCTTTTATGACTATTGGTAACAAGCTTGACTTAATCAAGAAAGCATTAGATGAATTAGATATGGTGTCTATATCTGTATACAAATTTAAGTCTTCACGAGGTAGGCATTTTGGTAAATGGTTACGAAGGTTTTATCCTGATGCTACTAAATCAGGAGGTCATGCTATGAAGGTTGCGTACATGGAATTAGTTGATGGGAAACATCATGTCTATGTATGGAACTCATGGGGGAGAGGATTAGCTATGCTTGTATTAGAAGACTTCCCTCTTGGCTCAATAAACTTCTACGGAGGTTCTATGGATGAAGATATTGAAGCTAAGGTTAAAGATATTGTTGTTGTAAAAAAACAGGCGTTACCTAAATACAAATACTTCCAACCTTATGAGGTTATAAACCTTGTTCCTGAATTCGTTCAGAAGCTAGATGAGGCTAGAGGTATTGCAGGTGTATCTTTTATTATTACTTCAGGTTATAGAAGTCCTGCTAAAAACAAAGCTGTTGGAGGTGTAGCAAACTCTGCTCACCTTAAGGGTCTTGCTGTAGATTTAAAATGTACAACAAGTGCTAATAGATTTAAAATAGTAAACGCACTTCGTCAAGTAGGGTTTACTAGAATAGGAATTGCCAAAACATTTATTCACGTGGATATGGATACAACCAAATCACAGAATGTTTACTGGCTTTATTAACATTAATTAATTATTATTATGATTGAAACATTAACACAAAACGTAGAGCTTATCCAATCTGCTCTAACTGTTCTATCAGTACCAGCATTTATTGTTATGGTTACTGGACTATTAAAAGATGAACTGTCAACTTATACACCATACATCGCTCTAGGGCTTGGTATGTTGATTGGAACTATTGTTATTATTATGGCTGACGGAATATCTGTTATGGGAATTCTAGCTGGATTGATTACAGGAGGTTTACTTGGTGGAACTGCTGTGGGATTAAAAGTTATTGCTGATGGAAAACCTGATGAAGTAGTAACAGAAGATTGGGAGTAACATAAAAAAGAACTGGCGTAAAGCTGGTTTTTTTGTTATACTGATATAGAGATATAATTCATTAATTAAATAAAATATATATGTATGGGATTCAACAAACAAGAAATCTACAGAAAAGAAGGCAGAGATATTATTCCTGTCTGTTCAGTTCACAACAAGTTTCAAACAGAGCGAGGGCGTTGGTTAGACAAGTCAGAAGACTTCGACAATCACATCATCTACACAAAGTCACAAGACGCATCTATCCTAGAGAGTCCGTGTGATGAATGTGATGACCCTAAACAAATTGAAATAGAATTTGAAGAAGTTGAGCCTGAACCCAAACCTGACTATGAACAAACTTATAAGAATGTACACAAGAGTGGAATGTTCTGGGAGTTTTATCCTAAGATGACAGGTGAATGGGAGAAGGATAAAGAAGAGTTTATAGAAGACTGTAAACGTATAGAGATATTAATCAACTCGTATCCATTTGGTTTACCAGGAGGATTCATGTAATATCTAGTATTAACAATTAAAAGAAAGGGGGCGGTGTATCTACTGCATGTGCTAACACCTCATGCAAAAAAGCAAGGACTAAATATCCTTGCTTCTTTTATTACCACCATCTGTTCCGTTGCCAGAACTGCCATGCATTGTTTGGTGAACCATATCGTTCAGACGCATATGCGATACACCAATCAATTTGATTGTATGGATTTGTACGAAAGTCTTCTGGTAAATCCTCTTCATATAGACTCATCATTGTTTGACAGAGACCGTATGCAGACGAACCACTAGATAGTTTTGTATCACGTGGAGTTTCAGGGCAACCTCGTTGACCATTCCATCGTGTGTGACACCAACCACTCTCGTGCTGAATAATATTATTAAAACTGTTCCATTGTTCTTCTCCTACTTTTGACCTAGCATAATCTTTAATACTAGGCTTTTCGTGAATAATCACGATATTTTGAACCTCTGTAGGCTCTTCTAAGGTGAGAGAAATTGCTTCGTGGGTATAGACTCCATACAAAATGGCGACTGTCACGAATAAAATCGTTGTATAAATATATTTCATAATCGTATCATTTGCCTTACTCTATCGTATCATATTGATACAGTAAACTGTACGTTTTGATACGACGTCATTATCTCATTTCGATACAATACAAGTGTAACATATTCTAGCTAATATATACTTGACATTAACTACAGTATGTTGTGTATATAAATAGGTAGTTGTACAAGATATCAATCTAGTGGTATACTACTTAGGTAATATCAGAGATGTGCTCTGTGACTGAATTACCTATAAGGCTGGTATGCCTAGCGGTATAGTATGGGCGGAGAGTAGTGCTCTCGTTTAACAACAAACGTCCAGTTCCCTGAATATTAATAAATAATGCAATCATGCATACCTAGGGGTTGATGGAGAACGGCAGTTCATAGTCGAAAGACAATCCATCCAGGGCACATCTCTGATATTACAATGAGGATATGGTGGAATGGTAGACACGGAAGATTTAAAGCCTTCTGTTCATTACGAACGTGCTGGTTCGAGTCCAGCTATCTTCACAACAAAGGGCTAGATTTGGTTAGCCATTGAGGAAAACCCAACGGGCACCTCTATGAACGTGAGTTCGATTCTCACCTGGTCCACAACCGTAATAAAGGTCTTACATTTGTAGGGCTTTTATTCTTTGTATATATATATTGACATATATGTCCACATTTTAAATATATATATTGACACATATGTCACCTATGGGAAATTTTACCCCTAGGTGGTTTTTTAATATTCCCTTATATCACCCTAATATTCCCTTAGTACAGGATTTATGTATAAAAAAAGTCCAGTTTATTAATTAATAAACTGGACAAATTTACCTAACAATAGGTTGCTTTGCAGTAAAGGTTAGCAGAGAATATGTACCATCAGGATATAGAATCCCATTAGCATGCATCCAGCTACTAGCTCCACCAATAGTGTAACCTTGTTCTAAGTTGGTATTTGTACCAACAATCATTCCATTACCATAGAGTTGCGGACTATGAGTATGACCTGTAATCATTTGAAGATTTAATCTTTTAAATGTTAAGGCAGAACCTCTTGAACCGTTTGAACCTTTGTGTCCATGTTGTGCAAGTTGTACTCCTCTAATTTTAAATGAGTCATTCTCTCTTAAGAATGTGAAGTTTGATGGCATTGGTCCAACAAATTTCAATGATTCCTCTAAAACTTTTTTGGTCAAGTCATTGTAGATAGCAAGTAAGACTTTCGTTCCCATAATGTAATTAATAAAATCATCATGGAAGTCACCACCTTTTACATACGTTCTTAAGAACGCATCATGGTTAGATTCAGCTACGATAAACTTAACATCCGGGAATCGTTTACCTAAGTAATTAATCTCTTTTGACAATGACTTTAATTCATTCTCTAGTGAGTCTTTTACTGTACCGGCATTTCTAATTCTGTCAATTAAGTTATGTCTGTTGTGATGGTTGATTGATTCACCATCAAACAAATCATGAAGAACTACGTACTTAGGTTGAAGAGTCTCTATCTGTTTTAGATATTTGAGTCTAGCATATTTATTAGTAACACCATGATGGATGTCCCCTAAAACTAACACTTCGACATGAGACTTAACTAGCTTACCGCTAGAATACTTTTCCTTTAGGTAGTGGAAGTTCCCACTCTTCTGAGCTGTAACATTATAGGTATCAAACTTTCCTCGACCATTATCTTGGAAGTATACGAAACCTAGTTGATGTTGAGCTGTTGCTTGTAATCCTCTTTTCACCCTCATACCTGAAGACCTTGCTACTGTTACATAGTGTGGTTCAGTTAATGAGCCTGTTGATTGAAAGAATCTTGGGTTCGTTCCTATACTAGCTACAGTAAAGAATCTTACCTTGGTACCCGGCATA